CATCCGTTAAGTTAATCTGCCAAATCTTATAAACTGCCATTTGCTTGCTCCTCATTTCCTATATATACATATTAGCACGTATAAGGGTTTCGTCAACCGTTTTGGATAAATAATTTGATTTTTTTTTAGGAAAAAGGGGCAAATAAATGCTTGATATTATTGGGGTCTACGATGCAGAAGACCCGGAGAGTACTAAAATTCATAGCCCCATGGGCGTTTAGAGCATATATTGCGTGGTCAATCTGCGCTGATATCATTGCAATTTCAGCTATTTTTTGGTATTTTTTTGTGGCATAACGGTTGACGTTCCCTATATCCGTGTTACTATATGTATAGTTAAACAACACGGAGCGCCAAACATGGCACGTTTTACCCACGCTGTTAACATAAATGGTCGTTTTACGGAGCAGGACACAGGCAATGTGTTTGAATTCTCCGCAAATGACGAGCCCTTTTTTGAGGGTTTTAACGATAAGGTGTGGGTGTTGGACGGTTTTCGCCACGCTAAGGTGCTGAAGACTCGTGCTCACATCGTTGTAGATGAGGATGAGTTTGGTAAGCCTGTGGTAGAAACTTGGCATTTTCGACAGAATAGCCGAGTAAATTGGTAGAAACGGTTGACGATAATAGCATCCGTGCTATTATACATTATAAGTTGAAATTGAGGAGCAAGAGATGATCCACGTAGTAGACAGCGTCGTAGCAGACATTCAGCAGATGACAGACCGCCAGTTGGACGACGTCGTCCATGCTATTAAGATGCGTCGTCAACAGCTTACTAAGCAGAACATCCGCAAGCTGATGGTTGGTGATATTGTGAGCTTCGAGTCCACTCGCACTGGCTCAACTGTAACGGGCAAAGTCCGCAAGGTTGGTCGCAAGTATGTGAACGTGTTCGAAGGCAACACCAACACTGTTTGGAAGGTTCCTGCTAACATGCTTACCCCTCTGCACATTGGGGGGTAAGAATTGGTTGACGCATCCGTATAAGATGCTATTATTAGTGTGTAAGTTGGAAATGAGGAGCAAGACACAATGTCTTACATTTTGATCAAAGAAGGTTCGTATCGTAACAATCCTGTACAAAACACCGTGTTTCCGGTTGTTAAGGATTTTACAGATGGTGCTAAGGGTACCTATATTACGGTAGACGCTAGCAATGTTATTGCTGGGCGTGATACCATCCGCATCAACGTTGCTAGCAAGGACGATGCAGTGTTCGTAGAAGCCGATGCGTTTGAGGCGCAGCAGGGTGCAAAGGTTGCAACCGCTGAAGTCGCTCGCAAGAAAGGCGAACGTGAATATACTGCTGAAGAAGATGAACAGCGTATGAACGAGATTGAGGAGCGTTTTGAGATCCTCAATGAAATGACTGGTGCGCTTAAGAGCGGTGATATTCGTGCAATGATTGTGTCGGGCCCTCCGGGTGTTGGCAAGTCCTACGGTGTTACGCAGACGCTAGAAGAGCAGAGCATCTTTGAAGATGTTGCTAGCAAGCGTCGTAAGTTTGAAGTTGTTAAGGGTGCAATGACTGCACTGGGCTTGTATGCCAAGCTCTATGAGTACAGCGACAAAGGTAGCGTGGTTGTGTTTGACGACTGCGATAGTGTGCTTATGGATGACCTTGCACTGAACATTCTCAAGGCTGCACTTGATAGTGGTAAGAAGCGCAAGATCTTCTGGAACGCAGACAGTGCTAAGTTGCGTAACGAAGGTATCCCAAACAATTTTGAGTTCAAGGGCACTGCCTGCTTTATTACCAACATCAAGTTTGAGAATATCAAGAGCAAGCGTCTGCAGGATCACTTGGAAGCCCTGCAGTCACGTTGCCACTACTTGGACTTGACCTTGGACACAATGCGTGACAAGTTCCTGCGTATCAAGCAGATTGCACGTACTGGTACACTTTGGGGTAGCGACTACGGTTTTGAACCTGAAGAAGAGCAGGAGATCCTGGACTTCATGTACGAGAACCGTAACAAGCTACGTGAAATGAGCCTGCGTATGGCACTGAAGATTGCGGATCTTAAGAAGATTTCAGAAAAGTGGCGCATGCTTGCAGAAAGTACTTGCATGCGGCGTGTGTAGATAGTACAATAATAGAGTAACAGAATAGATTTAGTATCACTTGCTCCTCTCCTCCTCCAGATACTAAATCTTAGCGCAGGGTGTTTACAGAGATGTAGACACCCTGTTGCATTTTGTGTATAATAAGACATGCTTCTATTAACAAATGGCGATAGTTTTACAGCAGGTGTAGAGCTAGAGGATACGTTACTAGCATGGCCCTATCTAGTAGCACAAGAGCTAGGCTATACCGTGGACAACCTAGCAGAGCCTGGCGCTAGCAATGACTACATTTTAAGAACCACAGTAGAGTACCTAGATAGTACACAGCCTGATCTATGCATTATCGCATGGACTACACCGGATAGAATAGAACTATCACGCAAACATTGCACACCCAACACAAGCCCTGACATATTTAGGACATGGGACAGTAATTGGGCTAGAAGTAAATACAATGCCCAAGTTAAACTGTTAGATAGATACGTCCGTGTGCCCAAAGTATTTTGTACAACCTGGGACGAGCCTATAGCAACAGATTGTTATGCAGGTAGACTAGTGGAGTGGGCTTATGGAGCACCACAAGGACCAAATGGACACCCACTTGAACAAGGTCACAAACAGATAGCGGAAAACATTGTTAGATACATCAAAGATCGTCAGCTTACATTGTGAGATAACCACACAATGCAATGCACGTTGCCCACAGTGCCCACGCAACTTCTGTGGCTGGAATCAGCCTATAAACGTAGAACTAAAACACATGAAGTCTTTAGAACTACGTAAGATCACAGATCAGTTGCCACCTGTTAATGCATTATTTTGTGGTAACCATGGTGACCCTATGATGCATCCTGACCCAATAGGACTTGCATACCAGTTCAAACATGTTACTATCAACACAAATGGCAGCATGGGCGCACTGAAGACCTATCGCCAGCTAGCAGAGAACGGCGTTGACATTTGGTTTAGCATAGACGGGCTAGAGGATACCAATCACATCTATAGGCAGGATGTAGTTTGGAATAACATCATGGAACGAGTGGATGCATATATCAGTGCAGGCGGTCGTGCTACGTGGAAGTTCATTGTATTTAGACATAACATGCATCAAATAGATCGTGCTAGAGAACTAAGTGTGGAGTTGGGGTTTAGTAACTTTGAATTAATACGAGCTGGTAGAGACTGGGGACCTATATTAGATAACACAGGACAAGAAGTAGGTTGGTTGTTGCCTGCTGACAGGGATGCGCAACCTTACGAGTATGATAGAGATTTTGAGATAGAACTGCTGACTAATCCTGTTGACTTGCATAATGATCGTAGTGATGCTATAATAGATTGTGAGATGTTAAGAGACGGCACCATTTATGTAGATGTAGACTGTAACATCTTACCCTGTTGCTACCACGGTGTTAACACTCACATACAAGCACAGGGCGATACACTACAAGAACAGCTCAATAGTTTTGCGTTCCTGCAAGACAAATGGGGAAAAAAGGACTGCGATGAAACCTGCTATTCTGCATGTAAAAGATGAAGTAAACGTAAAGATCGAAGGCCTAGAACTTGATACACGACGCAAGTTAAGTAACAAGTTTAAGTTTGAAATCCCTGGTGCACGTTACATGCCAGCGGTACGACTAGGACGTTGGGATGGCAAGGTTGCGTTCTTCCAAATGGGGGGCAGTACATACATCAATCTACTGCCTGAGATCCTACCCATACTAGCCAGCGACGGTTACGATGTTACACTAAACGATACACGTGACTACGAGATGGACTATCCACTAGAGCCTGTAACAGAAGACAGTTACAGCGAATGGACTTGGCCTGACAAGCATCCGGCAGCGGGCCAACCTATTGTGCTACGTGACTATCAGGTAGAGGTTATCAACAGCTTCCTTAATAACCCGCAGAGCCTGCAGGAAGTAGCAACAGGAGCAGGTAAAACACTTATAACAGCCGTACTAAGTCATAGATGCGAAGCACATGGTCGTACTATTGTTATTGTACCTAACAAAAGTCTAGTGACACAGACAGAAGCAGACTACATTAATATGGGACTTGACGTTGGTGTGTTTTATGGAGACCGTAAAGAGTTTGGACATACACATACCATTTGTACATGGCAGAGCTTGAATGTATTGTTAAAGAACACTAAGAATCAAGTAGCACCTATCACCATACAGGAGTTTTTAGAGGACGTTGTATGTATTATGGTAGACGAAGTACACATGGCCAAGGCAGACGCACTAAAGACACTGCTAACAGGTGTAATGAGCCACATACCAATACGTTGGGGACTAACAGGAACAGTACCCAAAGAAGACTTTGAAAAGATCAGTTTGGTATGTAGTCTTGGTCCTGTTATCAATCAGATCAGTGCAAGTGATTTGCAAGAGCGAGGTGTTCTTGCTAATTGTGAAGTGAATGTGTTACAATTAATAGACACTAAGGAATATACAAACTATCAAAGCGAGCTTAAATACTTACTAGAGCAGACTGATAGATTGGATTATATAGCAGGTGTTATAGAACAAATCAAACTATCAGGTAACACTCTTGTACTAGTGGACAGAATCAATGCAGGAAAAGAACTTGAAAAAAGGATTTCGTCTTCCGTATTTGTTAGCGGTGGAACAAAGGCACAGGAGCGTAAAGACCATTATGATGAGGTGGCTGATGCAACTGATAAAGTTATTATTGCGACTTATGGTGTTGCCGCTGTGGGTATTAATATCCCTCGTATATTCAACTTGGTACTTATTGAGCCGGGAAAAAGTTTTGTCAGAGTCATCCAAAGCATTGGACGAGGAATTAGACGAGCAGAAGACAAAGACTTTGTCCAGATATGGGATGTTACGTCAACCTGTAGGTTTGCCAAGAGGCACCTTACGAAACGCAAGGCGTTCTACAAGGAAGCGAAATACCCGTTCAACATTCAGAAAGTAGATTGGCAATGAGAATACTAACACTAGAAGATACCGCATTTGAAATGAATGAACTGCCCGAGGAGGTAGATGATTTACGGTTTGCTATATTAGATAACAGCGATCCTAACAATCCTGATTACTTTTTTATTCCTTTAATCTTCCTCGAGAGTTTTAACAGTCCTGCGCTAGTACTAGATGTTGCCGGCAACCAAATTAAACTGCCAGTGGATTGGAAGATACTTATTGGCGAAAAAGAAATTGGCGATTTAGAAATGATCAATCTCAGTAGCCTTAATGATAGAGGCTTTAATGCCTTTAGTTTTAATCCACTCAGCAGTTACAAAGCAGACTACCTTCCTGTAAACATCGTTGACTTATACATAGACGTAAAATGGTTCTTCCCAAAACTAAAGCAAGGACAGATTCTCGCTATTCCAATTCAAGTAGGCGAAAAGCCAATGTGCATCTATTGTGCTAAAGAAATTAACAGACAGAATGAGATCGTAGACATTACAAAGGCTTGGTAATGAACTATGATGTGTACGCATATTCTAATGCAAAAATTATTGTACGTGAAGACTATAGAGTGTACTATTATATGATAGACCCGCAGAGTCACACTCACCAAAGGCTTATTAGTGTCGTGCAACGTAAAGTAGATGATTACTTTCGTGAGCGAGATATTCCTGCAAGCAGAAAAATACAACGTACTGCACAAGGCAAACGTGTTATGTGGATACACTTTGGAGACATAAGCGACAGTCATATGTTTTATATGGCGCTAGCAGAATATATTACTACTAAAGGAATGAAGTTTGAGCGATTTACCTCTTAACAAAGTACTTGGTGCGTTAGATCGCAAGGATCGTAAGTTCTGGGATAAGTGTACACCAGAGCAGCAGAAAAAGATCGCACCATTCTTGCTCAATAGATATATGAGTATCGTTAAAGGTAGCGCAGAGCTCCACGCCTATTATCTTATGGCTACTAATCAGCGTGTGAATGTAAACTACTTTGCACTTAGCAAGCATCCTAAACTGGTATGGCAGTTGCTATGCACAGTCAGTCCTGGTATGGGTAATCAGTTTCATCAGTGGATTGGCAATAAGAAGAAAAAGTCTAACAACTCAGATATCCGCAAACAGCTCGCAGTGCTATATCCAAATTACAAAGAAGATGAACTAGACTTACTAGCAAGCATGACCACAGCCAAAGAACTCAAAGAACTTGCCGAGGCCAGTGGATACTAATGTATAATAGTTTAATTTATACCAACGGATGTAGTTTTACAGAAGGGGCATATTATAATAATCGTACAGAGTGCTGGCCCTGGCAGGTAAACATAAAAGGTTTTGATGTTTTAAATGATGCCTTGGGAGGTGGGAGTAATCATAGAATACTTAGGACCAGCGTTGATACAGTCACAAGGATGCATGGAAGAATTACATGTGCAATCATCCAATGGACAGATCCTGCCCGCAGTGAAGTTCCCGGAGAGGAAAGTTATAAAAGAGTTTTTAGAGACGAAAGTATATCTGATACTTTAGCTTTCAGTAATTGGACTGACCAAATTAATACAATAGATAGATTTTTTACATTATTATCTATTCCTGTATTCTTTTTCAATGGATTTGTTTCTTTAACAGGATTTAACATAAAGGATGAAATTGACAAAGAACGAATCCTAAGAAAAATTGCTACTATAGATAAAACTAAATGGATTTTGCCTTATGATACCACTCTTACCCGTTGGATTGGTGATAAAAGACATTTCTTACCAGACGGACATTTAACACCAGCTGCAAACAATACAGTAGCAACTAAGATTAGAGAATTCGTCGATGACAGACTTGCGTGACATCATTGCAGATGCTATAATTAATCATAGTATGGAACCTAAAGATTATGTGTGCAAGTACTGCGGTAAAAGTTATCGTAAGGAAAGCACACTAGCAGCGCATCTGTGTGAACCCAAGCGTAGAGCACAACAGGAAAAGGAGCCGGGCGTACAGATTGGTATGCAGGCTTACCTGCGTTTCTATGAACTAACACAGGGCAGTGCTAAACTTAAAACATACTCAGACTTTGCAGA